GCCAAAAAGGCGCCACCGCAGAATCTGGACTTGGAAACCCTGATTGGTAAGCCGTGCCAGATCCTCGTCACTCATGTGGATCGCGACGGATCAACCTACGCCAATGTGCAGGCCGTTCTGCCGGCGGGTGCAACGAAAATCAAAGTCGATAAGGATTTTGTCAGGAAGTGCAATCGTCCTGGCGCTCCTAAACCAGCAGTAGTCGAGCTGGATGCCGACGGAACACCAGTACCGTTCTAACCACATTGGCCGGGGTGGGCAATTCCCACCTCGGCCAGAAAGAATACCCACCATGGAAATCCTAACTTTAGTAATTCAAATCGTGTTCCCAACTACCGCAGTCGTGCTGGCCCTTATGACCATGCGACTGCTGAAGGACTGGCAGTAATGGCTGCGTTAATTGCTACGGCAAAGACGGAGTCGTCGCACTATTACCTGGCGTCAGGTGAGTCGTGCCACGGTGACTTGCGATCCGCCCGAAAGGTGGGGGCGTTTCCGTCGGTCACCACAATCTTGGCGGCAGCAGGCCCACAAAAGACTGGGCTGATAAATTGGCAAGTAGAGCAGGCTATGTCGTCATCGCTAACCCTGCCACATATTGATGGCGAATCTCTGGCCGACTTTGCCAAGCGAGCAGTGCTGGATAGCCGCAAGGAAGTGGAGGCGGCAGCACTACGCGGCACTCACATTCATTCACTTGCTGAAATGATTATTAATCGGCAGGAGCCGGGTGAACTGGTTAAAGGCTACGAGGAGCACTATGCGGGCCTAAAGGAATGGCGGGATTGCTGCGTTACTAAAGTGCACGCCAGCGAGTCCGTGCTAGTCAACGAGGCGGAAGGCTACGCAGGCCGAGTGGATTTGATCGCCCAGATTCACGGTGAGATGGAGGTTATCGATTTTAAGACGAGGAAATTTAAGAAAGACGCAAAGGGCGTCTCAAAAGCATCTGGCTATGAAACTGATCTTTTGCAGCTCAGTGCCTATGCGTACGCATTCACGGACGACGGAATGGCCTGCCGAAACATTCTGATCGATCCAGTCACCGGCCAGTTGCAGGACATTCGGTACACGGCCGAGCAAGTTGCCCAGGCGTTTGAGGCGTTCACGTCTATTTGCAAGGTATGGCGCTGGCTGAAGAAGTACGACCCGCGTGAGGTGCGCTGTGATTGAGGTCTTACCCGAACAATCCACCCACGAGCAGTTGCTAAACCGCGTGCGCTCGCTGGCTCGTGAGCTGGCCGAGGCCAAGGCTGCGCTGGCGGCTGCTGAAGGACGCGAGAACGATCTGATCGATCGGATAAGGGCAGGGCTATGAGAGCGCTTTGCAACGTAGTGCTGACCTTCCTAGCTTTTTTTGGGTTCCCAGCCACACAGGCGTCAAACGTGATGATCGATCTGCGGCCAGAGTCCAAAAAGATCGACGTTAAAAAAATCAAGGTTCGCATTACCGGCTACTGGCCGGGAGAAGATGAGTGGAGCAGTCGCTATCAATCTAGCACTGGAACACGCTTGCGTGCCGGTCGCCACTGCGCCGTGGACCCAGACATCATTCCGCTGTGGAGCAAGATCCGCGTTATGGGCGGGAAGCGGGAGTGGGTGGCCGTAGATACTGGCACTGCTGTTAAGAGCAAGAAGGCGAGCGGTGGAAAGTTGCCCGTGGTGGACGTGTTTGCCGCAAGTGAGAAACAGTTTAAGGCAATGCGTCTGCCGAAAGTGGCGATGGTGGAGGTTATGAAGTGAGTACCAAAGCCGCCACGTTTGCATCTAAACGCAATCGCGCTGCGGGCCTTGGCGATACCCGGCCGACGTTCCGGCGGCTAGGCGTGATCGCTGGGATGCTGCGCCGGGATCTGACCCTACCGAGCTGCGCCAGGTTGGGCGTTAAGCTGGAATGTAGTTACAAGACCATCCAGCGGGACATTGATCTGCTGCGCGACTTTTTTGGCTATCCGCTGGAATACGACGCCAGCAAGTACCACTACAAACTGGCGGGACCGCTGCCTAAAGCAGTGCTGTGAGCCTGCAAGATCTTCTCACCATGTTCTCCGCCCGCGTCATCGGCACCTACACGCCGGAGCAGTACGCCGACTGTGTGCGAGAGGCCCGTGCCAATCGCCACCGTTGGGGAATGGGGCAGTGGTGAGTGTTAAGCGTCTCACCTGGCATCTCGCCGTGCTTGAACGTGCGAAGAAGAATTTACTGAAGAAGCAGTACGACGCAGTGCGTACCCGGCTGGATCTGGCCGTTCTTATGGCCACTGAAATGCTGAAGCAGGCCGAGGGATTTAAAGCGAAAGCCGTTGAGGCGAAAAAAGCAAAGGAAAGCAAATGATCGCACCTTTACCACCCGCAATCGAAGCGATACACCGCAACGGGGCCGCTGAAGGCGAGCGCAACACGCAACTATTTAAGCTGGCGTGCCAGTGGCGCGACCAAGGGCTGACTGAATTCGACGCAACGACAAACGCGGAGGAGTGGGCGTTTAAAGTGGGGCTTTCGCAGAACGAGGCCGTGAGCGCAGTCAGATCCGCGTTCAGCAAGCCAGCTAGGGAAGCGTGGAAACCTAAGGCTAAGTATGCCTATCAGAACGGGGCGATCGTGCGTGAGGATCTGCCTGTGCCGCCGATGCCGATCAGTGTGGACAGCGGGCCAGTCGATAAGTTCCTGACTACCTGTTTTGACGTAGGGGATCAGATCAATATCTGCCGATCGATCAAAGATGGGGAACGCGAGCGCCCGGACGGTGCAGGGGAGACGCGAAGCCGGGAGGAATGGCTAGAGCTGTTTAAAGGCGACGGATTGAAGGAATGGCAAGGCGATGCAGTGGGCGTGTATGTGTCGATCAACGCTAACAACGGAAAGAATCGGAAAGCGGAATCGATCGTGAAGTACCGCCACTGCCTAATTGAGTTTGATGAAAGCACCATGGCTGAACAGTGGGCGATTATTAAGCGCAGTGGCCTGCCTACGTCGTCCATCATAAAGAGCGGATCACGCAGCCTGCACGCATGGGTGGAGATTCGGGCAGCCAACGCCAAGGAGTTCGCTGAACGTGTGGATTTTATCTACAAGCACCTAGAGCACAGCAAGCCCGATCCGGCGAACAAGGACGCAGGCCGGTTGTCGCGGTTGCCAGGTGCGATGAGGACGGCCACGGGCTTACAGCAAGAGTTAGTCGAGTGTGGCGCACCTACGCTGACTTACATGGAATGGCAGGAGCGCACAATCTACGGGGATATTCCTGAGCCTTATAGCTGGGAACAGTTGGTCAATTTTAAGGAGGATGCCGATATAACGCAACTGCTAGGCAAGCGGTGGATCTGCCGTGGAGGTTCGGCGTTGTGGGTTGGGAGCAGTGGCCTTGGTAAGAGCGTGCTGTGCTTACAGGCCGCAATCACCTGGGCGGCCGGCCGTGATCTGTTTGGCATTAGCCCACACGGCAAGCCGTTGAAGTCGCTGATCGTGCAGGCGGAGAACGACGAAGGCGACGTGGCAGAGGCGTTGCAGGGCATCTTAAAGGCGCTGGATTTGACCGCAGAGGAGCTGGAGCGTGTGAAGCAGAACATCGTGATCGTGCGTGATTGTACGTCCACAGGTGAGAGGTTTGTAGATAGGATGCGTCGCTTAGGTGATAAGCATAAGCCCGACCTAGCTTGGGTAGATCCGTTGCTGGCATTCATTGGTGGCGATTTATCGAGCCAAGAGACTGCCGGTGGCTTTTTGCGTAATTTGCTAAACCCGCTCGCCCTATCTGGCGGATTTGCTTGGATGCTTATGCACCATACGCCAAAGCCAACACGAGACGGCAGCGGTTATCAAGGGCACGACAAGGCGTATAGCGGTTTTGGATCTAGCGAACTGACGAATTGGGCAAGAGCCGTTTTAATGCTGTCGCCTTGTGGCCAGGATGAGCAAGGCACGTACACATATAAGCTAGAGGTGACCAAGCGCGGAAAGCGGTCTGGCTTGCGCTCTGGCGTAACTGCGAGCGATTTAATTGCCAGTAAGACGCAGCCGCTAGTTCACTTAAAGCATGCCGACAAGGGCATGGCGTGGATTGAGGTGGGAGCGCCTGAAAAGTCAGTGGGCCGAAAGGCTATGTCGATCGATTGGGGCAAGTTACCCGAAGGGGCTAAATACAGTCAAGTGGTCGCATTCGTACAACAGGCCACCGGGTTGCAGGAACGGCAAGCGAAGGCCCGTGTGAAGCAGGCTAAAGATGACGGTTTAATCGAAGAAACTGAGGCTGGTTTATTCAGCAAAAAGGTGACAAATGAGCCATTCTAGAGTTAGTGCAATAACTATTACTGCACTAGTGCAGTATTGCGGAGCATGTAGGTGCAGTAATAAAGGCCCTTTAGGGCCTATTATTGCACTAATGCAGACGGCCGTTTCCATTACTGCACTAACGACTGCACTAATGGGGTTAATCTAATATGATAGATCAGCAAGCGTTAGAACGCATCCCATGCGGTTCAGCACACATATCCACCCGGATCGATGGTATAGCGGATCTAGTCCATGAGGCGTTCTGTGAGCTGGGTCTGACTGTTACAACGTCGTCAGTGGGTTTGACCACACAGGTATTCCATTACCTTATAACTAAGGCGCCAGACCATCCGGCCGTTCAGAACATGGCCGACACGTTGGAGCAGTCCGTGCTGGCGGTCGTGCTTAACAGATCGACCAAGTCCATGACCCAGCTCGCAAGCGAGCACAAGATTACCAAGCAGGCTTTCAGCAAGCGGGTGCTCAGTCTAACTGATCGCCTTGGCTTGCCTGTCAGAGCACAGAAAAGCCAAAAGGCTCGTGAGGCATACGACCTCAGAGCAAGGAAGCACCAC